CGGCACGGCAAGGCATGGACCCATTTTCTCGTCGTGGCGGGGCCGGGCCGGGCTATGCGTGGCCGGCAGTCGCGAGGCGGGGCTGGGCTTGGCATGGCGGGGCAAGGCTTGGCATGGACCCATTTTCCCAACGGGGCGGGGCTGGGCTTGGCATGGCGGGGCACGGCAAGGCGAGGCAGGGACTGGCGCGGCAAGGCAAGGATAGGCACGGCCGTGCGCGGCACGGCATGGCTCCCCAAGGCATGGCTCCCCATCTGCGCGCAGTGGTGACATCGGCACAACCATCCCTCTGATGTTCACCTCGCACCCCTGCCTCCCGGAAGTCACCGACACCTTTGTGCGCGAATACGCGCGCGAATGGTGCGATGGCGACGTGGGGCGGGCGGGCGCGGCCATCGAGACCAAGCGCCGCACCATGATCGCCCAGGCGGCGGCGGACCCGCTCCGGCACGGCTTCGAGCTCGAGTGCTGGCGCGCCGCCGACCGGCTGCTCGCCCAGCCTGAGACCCGGCTGGTGGCCAATCTCGGCGGCGGCGGCAGCAGCAAGACGACATGGGCGGTGAAGCGCGGGGTGCATTACGCCTTCACCACGCCGCGCAGCAAGGTGCTCTTCCTCCACGAGGATGAGGACGCCTCACGCGACGTGCACCAGGCGATGGCTTACGACTTCCTGCCGCCCGAGGTGAAGCCGGTGGATACCTTCAAGCCCAAGGCCACCGTCTCCACGCAGATCATCTACAATGCCAAGGGTGGATTCAGTGACAACGCCTTCACCACACCCATCGGCGGCAAGGTGCGCTTTGGCTTTTACCGGCAGGACATCACCCGCTGGGAAGGCACCGGATGGAGCCTCATCGTCTTCGACGAAAACGCGCCGCTGGAGTGGATCGAGACGCTGCTCTACCGACTCGGGCGCTCGGGCGGCAAGGCCATCTGGTGCTTTACCGCGATCAATGGCATCACGCCCGCCGTCGCCGAGATCACCAGGGGCGCGCGCACGCTCGAGTCGCGGCCCATCCCGCCGGAGGAGCATCATGTGCTGCCGCATCCGCATCGCTGCGCCGATGACCAGGACTGGCCCGTGGGCCACATGCCCTACGTCCAGCAGGCCGTGCGGCCCGAGGTGAAGATCATCTACTTTCACAGCAGCATGAACCAACTCAGCGGCTACGATCCCGCCGCTGGTCGGGCCGCTGGCTATGGGTATCGCGATCAGATCATGCTCTGCGTGGGCAAGCCGCGCGCCGTCGCCGAGCGCCGGCTCTACGGCTACACGCGCAAATCCTCGCGCACCCTTTTCCCGAGCTTTGGCGCCGCGCATGTCGTGCCGCACGCGCGGATGATGGAGCGGCTGGCGGCGACGCCGCACACGCGGTATCACATCGTCGATCCGGCGGGGCGCAATTTCTTCATGATCTGGTTTGCCGTGGATGCCCACGGGCGTCACTACCTCTACCGCGAATGGCCCGACGTGCCCACGTATGGCGAATGGGCCGTGCCGAGTAAGAACCCGCGTAAGTGGAACGGTGACCGCGGCCCCGCGCAGGAGAGCCTCGGCCTGGGTGTGGTGGAGTATAAGCGGCTCATCGCCGAGCTGGAGAAAGCTGGCGAGCGCGAGCCGGAGGAAATCTTTGAGCGCTTCATCGACCCGCGCAGCGGCGCCACCGAGGCGATGGCCAGCGACGCGGGCGAGAGTTCGCTCATCGACCGCTTCCGCCAGGAGCAGCACGACAGCGCCGGGCGGCTCATCGGCCCCAGCATGGAATTTACCCCCGCCAAATCCGGCAAACGCGAGGAAGCCGGCATCCTCGAAATCAACGAACTCCTCGCCTACGACCTCGAGCAACCCATCACGGCCCTCCTCAATGAACCTCACCTCTACGTCTCCGACCAGTGCCAGAGCACCATCTGGGCGCTGCAAAACTACGCCGGGCGCGGCCACGAAGACGCCGCGAGCAAGGATGAAGCGTGCAAAGACCCCGTGGATTGCGTGCGCTACATGGCCATCAAGGAATGCCGGCACATCGACCGCCGCCAGCTCGCCGGGGTGGTGGGCGGCGGGTGGTGAACCGACCCAAGCTCACCGACTGCACGACTATGACAGACTGCCCACAATGCGGAGGACTGACTCCCGATGCTCATAAAGTAATGCCCGGAAGACCATGCCAGTGCAATCCAGTGCACCGCGCTTGTTCTGAGAATGCTGCGCGGGCGGCGGTGGGGGAGGTGTTGAAAGCGATGGCAAAATTCCCGATGTGGCCATCCGATCCGCTACACGCTCTCGCAATCGTGCAAGAGGAGCTGGGCGAACTCACAAAAGAGATCGTGCAGCTCACATACGAGGCGCACAAGAGCAGTCGGGAAGCGGTTAGGGTGGAAGCAATCCAGACCGCAGCGATGGCGCTCCGATTCCTGATGAGTCTTGAGGCGTATGAGTTTCAGCGGGGAGCGCAGCATTCTCAGACCGAGAAAGGTCAGCGATGACGCCGCCCACGACTCCCGATTGCAAACTGGATGCGCCCGGCGTCATTGGCTGCACCGCCTTGTTAGGTGTCTCGCGCGAATACGCGCTGGAACAGCACGGCAAATACAGGCAGCAACTCGAAGACTGCGACCGATCAACACTCGAAGCTCTTGCGATGCTGCTCATCCAAAAGCGGAGCGTGGACGGACTTAATGGCCGCCACTGGAATGCTGGCGCACATCGGTATTTCGAGGATGCCGTAGAATCCATGATGCGCTCGATGACACCTCACTACCCAAGCTCTGCGCCGCCCGAGAACGACCTATGAATACAAAGCCAAGGAAACCCACTCCGCCGCGTGCGGAAGCGAAGAAACGTAAGCCATCTGCCAAAGGCGGAGACAACGGCGCGCTGGCTAGGCCGCCGCGCCGCGCGAAGAAAGCCCCGATCAAAGACGCATGGATGGCAGGAGCGCGCGCAGGAACAGAAGTCGCGTGGGAACTGATGATGGGAGCCCTCGAAAACATGGCCCGGACGCTGGGCATCAAGCGGCGCAAGCGGCCTAGTAACGACCGAAGCTCTGCGACAGGCGGGAGGGACGCATGATCCGAGGGACCGTAGCTCCTGGCGTAACCGGCGCGGCGAACGCAGAGAGCCGCGCCTGTTCGCAGCAGCGCGCTTGTTCTCCTTCGCATTCGCGTGCAGTAGAAGACGCGCCGGATCGGGAACGGAGTGGGCGGAGCGGAGTGGGCGGAGTTCTGAGCGTCGTCGCATACGGAGGCGGCATCAATAGCACGGCGATGCTTGTGGAGATGTTCCGCCGTGGCGTAGCCGTCGATCTGATCCTGTTCGCGGACACCGGCGGAGAACGCCCCGAAACCTATGCCGCCGTCGCGCAAGTCAGCGCGTGGTGCGTGATTCATGGCCTCCCAGAAATAGTGACCGTGCGCGAACCGGGGCCGACGCTCGAAGAGGACTGCCTCACGCGAAAGGCGCTGCCAAGCATCGCCTACGGCTTCAAGACATGTTCGCAGCGATGGAAGGCTCGCCCGCAAGACCGCTACCTCAAGGGCTGGCTGCCGGAGGGAGCGCGCTATCGCAAGGCCATTGGCTACGACCTCGGCGAAGAAAGGCGCTGCCGCGCGAGTGATGACGAGCGGTGTGAAAACTGGTTCCCGCTGATTGAGTGGAATCTGTGGAGGGAAGACTGCGAAGCCATTTGCAGAAGCGAGGAGCTGCCGACCGCCAAGAGTGCATGCTTCTTCTGTCCGGCGTCGCGCAAGGCGGAAGTGCTTGAGCTGGCGACGCAGCACCCGAAACTCATGGCTCGTGCGCTGGCGATGGAAGCGAATGCCGAAATCAAAATGGAAGGTCTTGGTCGGCATTGGAGTTGGGATGCGCTCGTGAAAACGGATGCCGCTCAACTGCGATTGTTTTCCGACTCAGGCACGCCCGAGATGGACTGTGGCTGTTACGACGGGAACGCTCCGGTCCGCTTGGGCGGCGGGGGTGGGGTTTTGGTTGGGAGATGTGCTCCGACGACAGGGGCGAAGGAGAACAATAGAATATCCGACAATGCAGCGGAGTAAGTATTACTGTGCGAATCGCAAGAAGGCTCGGGAGCGGATGTTGCGCAAGATGGCAAACATGCGCGCGGCGAAGGAGCGGAAGCGGTTGGAGCATCCGGTCGAAGCGGAGCCACGGATGAGGCGCTTCTTTCGCTTTGAGTTTTGCGTGCGGGATAAGTTGTCGGGCGAGGTGAGTAACTGGAGCGACATTCGCAGCGCGCGGCGGATCGCGCGGCAGGCGGCGCTATTGCTTTCCATGCCATGAAACCTTCCAAACCTTTCATCCAGCGCGGGGCGCTCGTCGCGTGGCTCACCGGCGAGGGCTTTGCCGCGAGTCATGTGCGCAGCATGATCGGCGCGGGGGCGATCCCGAAAAAATCTTTCCCCGGGCGCGCGCGGGTGTATTACGACGTCGCTGCGGTGGCGGCAGCGCTCGGCATTGCCAATCCGCTTGCCCAGAACTCTCCATGAAAACGACCACCGACCGCCCCACCATCGCCACCGTCACCGACGTGCCACAGCTCGCGGAACTCCGCGCGGAGCTTTCCCGCTGCCATACCGATTCCTCGCCTTACCTGGAGCAATATCGCCGCGATTTTGAGACGCGCTTTTGCCTGTGGCAGGGGCAATCCGCCGATGGCCGCCGGTGGCAGAGCCACTACGGCAAGCAGACGAAGGTGCGCCCGTGGGATGGCGCGAGCGATGTGCGCACGTTCACGGCGGATGACATCATCAATGAGCAGGTGGAGACGATGCTTTCCGCCTTTGCGCGCGCGACCATCCAGGTGACGGCGCTGCGCGCGACGGAGCTGGATTGGTCGAGCAAGGTGACGGTGCTGCTGCAGTGGCTCATCCGCAATCAACTCGCGCCGGAGATCGCCGCCGAGCTGGAGAAGGCGGCGCAATGGCGGCAGACTTACGGGCTCAGCATCATGGGCGTGTGGTGGCGGCAGGAGTGGCGGCTGGCCAAGGTGCTGCGCAAGCTGGAGGACTTGTGGCAGCAGGCGGTGGAGTCGGGCGATGCGGCGGCGATCGAGGCGGTGCAATCCATCGCCGATCCGCTCCGCGACGAGCAGAGCATCGCGGCGATCGTGGCGCGCAGCCCGGTGGTGGATCGCCAGGGGGCGCGGCGCATCCTGCGCGAGCTGCGGGAGAAGGGCGAGAGCGAGGTGCCGATGGTGACGGTGCATAAGAATCAGCCCTGCTGGGAAGCGCTGCGGCCTTTCCTCGATGTTTTCTTCCCGGTGGAGACGGCGGATTTGCAGCGGGCGCGGTGGATGATGCGCCGTCGCGTGCTCACGCTCGCGGAGCTAGAGGTAAAGAAAGCGTCGCGCGAATGGGATCCGGACTGGTGCGAGGAGGTGTATCACACCCGCGGGAAGAGTTTCGGAGCGATCGCCGACTATCGCACGGCCTCGGGCACGTTGCTGGGCACGGAGCATCTGCTCGGCTACGGCACGCGGCAGGCCGGCGCGGGGCAGCTCCCGGGCGAGCACTACGTCGAGGTGTATTCCGCCTACTACCAGGGGATCGACCAGCGGAGCGGCATCCCGGTGCTCATGCACACGGTCTTCTCGCCGCTGGTGGGCGAGGAGGATAGCTACGGGCGGCACGAGCCTTTCACCTATGCGCACGGGGCGATGCCCTTCGTGCCCTTGGTGCGCGAGCGCGTGGAGAGCGCGCTGGCGGATAGCCGCAGCGTGCCGGAGATCGCGGCGACGTTTCAGGGGACGATCAAGCGCCATCGCGACGGGCTGAACGATCTCGGGCAGATGAGCCTGCAGCCGCCGCTGCTCGTGCCGCTGTGGCGCGCCGGGCAGACGACCGATGCGAGCCCGTGCGCGCACATTCCCTACAAGAATGGCGACGAGTTCAAGTATCTGCTGCCGCCGCCGCACGCCGCGACCAATGCGCAGAATGCCGAGGAGCAGGCGGAGATGGCGCTGGCGCGTTACTTCGGCCTGCGCCGCGGGGATATGGTGGACCCGACGCGCACGCAGCTCGCCAATGAGCGGCTGGTGCAGGGTTTCCTGGGCGAAGTGGGCGAGGTGACGAAACAAATGATGCAGCTCTGGCAGCAATACGGCAGCCCGGTGACAACCGAGCGCGTGGTGGGCCGGCTGCGCATCCCCTTCCACGTCGCGCGCGAGGAGATTCAGGGGCAATTCGATCTCACCTTTCGCTTCGATCCGGTGAACCTGAACCAGGAGCTGGCGATCAAACGCCTCGAAGCGTTTCAGAAATTCGTGCTCGCCTTTGACAACATGGGCGTCGTCAACCGGCAGAAGCTCGCCGAGCTGGGCGCGCGCGCGCTCGATCCGTATTGGGCCGATGAAATCGTGGGCGACCCGGCGCTGGCCGCGCAGAGCGAGGCGGAAGATGAAATGAAGAATCTGGGCCTGATCGCCACCGGCACCGAGCCGCCGATGCGCCCCGAGGGGCAGAACTACCAGCTTCGTCTCTCGACGCTGCTGCAAGGCTTGCAGGACAATCCGTGGCAGCGCCAGCGGATCGAAAGCCAGCCCGACAGCCTCGCCATGCTCCAGGCGCGCATCAAGCACCTGAACACGATGGCGGAGCAATACGGGATCAACAAGGACATCGGGCGCACGGGGGCGGAGCCGGGGCTGGTGAAGCTGCGGGAGGAGCAGGGGCAGCGGCCGCAGATGATGGAGGTATGAAGAAGGGGAAAAAGCGGACGCATAAGAAGAGAGAAGGGAGAAGGAAAAGGGGAGAGGCAAGACGCTCCCCTTCTCCCGGCTCCCCTTCTCCCATCTCGCCCCCACCCCAGCGGCTGGTCTTCATCCGGCAATGGCGGCCACTCACGCCGGAGGAGATGGCGGCGGCGTGGGCGGGGTGGGCGGAGACCGATCCGAAATTCCGGGCGCTGTGGGATCTGCTCAGCCATGAGCTGGAGACGGAGCTTTCCACGGGGCAGGGGCTGCGCGAGCCGCACGCGATCATGCAATGGCACGGGCGTGTGCAGGAGTTGCTGTTTCTGCGGTCGCAAATTCTGAATCTGCGGCAGTAAGTCAGGGTTTCTTTGTGCCAGTGAGTGTTAGTTAGTGTCAGTTAGTGACGTTTGAGCAGCGGGAGACTTTGCGGGTGGCGGGGAGCGGGCATCACTGCGCGCACCCATGTCCGCGCTCACTGCTCCCCCGCTCGCCGGCCCGATCGCGCCCGCGGCACCCATCGTGCCGGCGCCGCTCGTGCCGGCGGCAGCGCCCGCGGAAGCCACTCTCACCACCCTAACCGCACCGCCACCCGCTCAGCCGGAGCCGCAAGCTCCGGTTGAGTCTGGCGCGGCGGTGGAGGAGGTGAAGCCACACGAAGCGGATGATGCGCTGCTGCGGGTGATCCATGGCGACCTGTATGGGAAGGCGGAAGGCGGAAGGCGGAAGGCGGAACTAGAGAGTGCGCCGGAGGCGCAAGCGGGGGAGGAGACGATCGAGCAGAAGCGGGCGCGGTTGACGGCGGAACTGCAAGCGCTCGGGGACGATGAAACTTTGACGTCAGCCGGGGCTCCGCCGTTGGCGGGCGAGGCGCCAGCGGCGGGGAACGTGGCGGAAGGCGGAAGTGAAACTTTGGGACTCAAGCTGGCGCCGATGCCGGTGACCTCGGCGGCGCCGCTGGTGAATGTCTCGACCGAGGCGCAATTTACTGCCGAGCAGGATGCGGCGCTCGCGGTGCAGGTGTGGGCGGAGAAGCATAAATTTGGCGGCACGCTGCCGGCCAGTCTGGCGCAGCAGCTCGAAAATGTGATGGCGGCGCGGCAGGGGCGCGAGCCCGGCAAGGCGACGGGCGATCTCACGATCTCGGAGGATGATCGCAATGCGCTGGCGGAGGAGGCGCTGCTCACGCTCAACAAGCATCTGCCGGCGCGCCGGGCGCAGGCGCAGCAGGAGACGCAACTGCTCGCGGCGGTGGCGCGCGAGACGCCCACTTACTACGACGGCGGGCAGAGCGAGGAGGGCAAGCTGGTGGCGCACGTGCTGGCGACTTACCCGCAACTGCGGACGATTCCTTACTGGCCCATCATGGTGCGGCACATGGCACGGGGTTACTTTGCGGAGAAGGCGGCCCCGGCGTCTGGCACAGGCGCCCCACAGGGGAAACCGGCGCTCCGCAGGCTGCCGAAGCCGGCAATGGTGCCGACGACCGACGGGCACGAGGTGCCGCTGGCGCCGAGCCCGGCCATCGGCGGGCTGAGCGTCGCCGGGCCGCGCACTGCGCAGCGCGATCTCGAGCAGATCATGGCGAAGAAGCCGGGCGACCGTTCGGAGGACGAATGGGTGCGCCTGAGCGCCGCCGCGGTGTGACCCATCCCTTTCAACCCACCCACCACCCAACCACCAACCTACTCTAATTTATGGCCGGAGGACTTCGCATCGCCGACATCAACTCAGCCCGTCCGTCGCTCGCGACGACGCTGCTGAATTACGCCAACCCGGAGGAAACTCCGCTGCTCGACCGCGCCCGCAAGGGTCGCGCGATCACGCAGATGGATCACAAGGTCTTTGTGACCGTGAAGGAATCGCGCGTGACCGGCGGCGCTTACGACGGCCAGGCGGCCGGCGTGAACGTCGGCAAGGGCGAGACACGCAAGGAATACCAGGTGCGCGCGCAGGAGTTTCGGCGCGAATTTGGCGTCGGGCAGCAATCGCAGGACATCGTGGAAGACGCCGCGGTGCCGGACCAGTTTGCCCTGCTCAAGCTGGTGTATGGCAAGGAGATTATGAAAGATGTCGAGACGCGGCTGCTCTCCGATGAGGCGAGCGCTCCGGATGAGCAGCTCCCCGATCGCGGCTCGCGCATGTCGGGCCTGGGCGACCGGCTCATCACCACGGCGGCGGCGGATTACCCGATCCCCGCCGAAGTGCGCATCCCGAGCAATCAGATTCACACCGAGGCCAGCGCCAGCATCGACGAGAGCGACATCGTGGCGTTGCTCCAGGCGCGCTGGGAAGCCAGTGGCGTGGCGACGAATTTCGCGTTCTTCGTCGGCGCGAATATCCAGAAGCGCTTTGATTTCTTCCACGACTACGACGCGACGGTGGCTAACTTCACCAGCGTGAGCCGCGATGAAAGCAATCGGGCTACGCCCAAGACGCTGACGCGCGGGCTGCGCTACTATCGCGGCAGCTTCGGCTCGGGCGAAGTGATCCTCGACAGCTTCCTGCCCAACCAGCACCGCGGCTACGGCATCAATCTCGATGCTTACGAGATCATGCCGCACGGGAAAATGGCGAAATTCCTCAAGCTCGCCGACAACGGCAGCGGCCCGCGCGGGCTCCTGTGTTTCACGCTGGCGGCGCACCCCGGCGACCCGCGGGCGCACATTAAGATCGTCGGCAGCTAAACGACGGAGACTCACCACCCAACCCAGTAACTCACCACACCTATGGCCAGACTCCGCGCCCTTACTTCCGAAGAGCGAAACACGCACGACTTTACGCACGTCTATGAGCTCGATTACACCGACCTCGTGGCGAGCGGCTCCAGTGCCACCGCCTGCACCCTCACCCTCATGAGCAATGTGGGCCTCGGCTTCATGGTCGTGCGCGCCGCGTTTGAGGTGACGACGGCCTTTGCCGCAGCCTCGCAGACGGCGCTGAAGGCCGCGCTGAAGCTCGCGAGCACCGACATCATCGCCGACACCGAGTGGTGCGAGGAGGGCACGGAAGTGCTCAACTCGCACACCGACGAAGGCATCCTGAGCGCCGCGGCGGGCGACGACATTACGCTCGTCTTTGCCGGCACCGGCGGCGATCTGCGGCTCGAAACCGCAGGCGCCGCGAAGGTGTATCTGAAGGTCTCCGATCCCGGGCTGATGAACTAAGTCGGGGCGCTCCCGTGAACGCTCTCGACCTGCTCACCGACGACGAGCGCGACCGGCTGCTGCACCGGGCGGAGCACGATCGCGACTTCCAGGCCGAGCTGCATGCGGCGTGGAATCTCAAGCGGAACCTCGCTTCCGCCGAGGCCGCGCGCATGGCGGCGGCGAGCCAGTCGCTGGCCATCGCGCATCACGAGGCGCTCGGGCAGCTCGAGCTGGTGGTGCCGCCGTGGATGGCGTCCATCGCGCGCAATACTTACGGGCAGGAGTGCTTCACCGACGCGGGCTTCCGGCGCGATTTCGCGCGGGACAATCCCGAGTGCAACATCCGCTCGCGGAGCGCCACCACCACCATCACGCACCCCGGCTGGAACGCATGAGCCAGGAGCTTTCCTTCCGCACGCTGCTGTATCGGGCCGTGCGCTCGTGCGGGCTCAACCCGGCGACGCTCGACGTGGAGCTGGCGGAGTGCTTTGCCACGTGGCTGCAGATGCGGGTGGAGGAGGCGTGGCTGCATACCATCTGGCCGCAGACGTGCCGGATCGAGTGCCGCGCCATCGCCTTCCCGGGCATGGAGGTGGAGCCAGTGACCTTTGACCGCACGGAGATCACGTGGGATTCGACGGTGGTGACGTGGGACCAGGCGGCGACGCAGGCGACGGTGCCCTACGCGATTGACTTCGACGGCGGCGACCACACCATCGCCGAGCTGCTCAATGTGTGGCGGGACGACCCGCGCCTCTGCAACGCCCCGCGAGCGCTGGAGTTCTGGGTGACGGCGGAGCGGGCGTATCTCTCGACCGATGCGCCCGAGCAGGTGTTCATCCGCTTCCGGCGCGAGCGTCCGCAATTCACCAGCGTGCCCTACGACGCGAGCGCGGTGTATGCGGCGGGCGACCTTTTCCTTTACTCGGATGGCGAATGCTACCGGGTAGAGGCGGGGACCGCGCCGGGCGAAACGCCGGTGAGCGATCCGGGGAAATTTGCCGTGCAGCGCGTGCCCGAGGTGCTGGCGGCCTTTGCCGCGATGGCGGCGCGGGCGGACTACCTGATGGACGACGGGCAGGACGACAAGGGCAACGCACAACTGAATCGCGCGCAGAAATTCCTCAATGATCGCATGGGCGATCTCACGGTGCTGCAGCAGCAGCACGCCACTTACTCCGCCGCCTAGACTTATGAGCCAGCAAATCATTTCAATCGGGACGGCAGCGGACGACGGCACGGGCGAAGCCCTGCGGACAGGGGGCGATAAGATCAACGACAACTTCACCGAACTCTACGCGGCGATGAACAATGGCGGCTCACCGGCCACGGTGGCCGACCG